CAACCCGATTGGTCGCGCATCTCGCCGATGATGCCGAATTCGGCTGGTGGTTCGGAGCGGGTTAAGCCTCCGGTGACGAAACATGCAACGCACTGGTTGCCGGATGATGCACGGCCGGTGTTCGATGCGGCGAGCCCGGAGCTTGCCGAACTTGCTAAACGGCTGGAGCGTGAAAACCGCCGGCGCGCCAAGATGAAAGCGTAGATCGCGGCGGTATCTCGGTCCGACTCCGTATTTGCCGCTATGAGTTATCCTGACGATCTTCACCTTATGATGAGATCCTGCTTTCGAATGCAAAGACACCGCTGGGCCGTGAGCTTGCGGTCCCTTCGCCAAAATCCGGCACGGCATATTCCGCCAGGAGCCGAAGTCGCGATGTCGGCAGGTGCGCGCGCCAGGGGTCGCCGATCAAAACCGCAATGCCTCGCAGCAGGCATCGATCCAGAAATGCGGTGACGTGCTTTGCAAGCGCCGCTTCATAGAAGAGATCACCAACACAGACGATATCGACGGTCGGAGGCTCGCCTTTCGTCAAATCAGCAAGGACCGTTTCGATGGTCACATCGTTCAGCGCTGCATTGAGGCCGATCGCTGCGATTGCATAGGGATCGACATCCGAAGCATGCACTTCTATCGCTCCGGCCTTCGCGGCCGCAATGCTGACAATTCCTGACCCGGCACCGAGGTCGAGTACGCGGCGACCGATAATTGTCTCTGGTCTGTCGAGAAAATAGCGAGCCAATACCAATCCCCCGCCCCAATAATGCGCCCAATAGGGTGAACCGAATTGCGGATCTCGCTCTGCAAGACGTCGCAACCCGCTGTGCGGGCCTGCTTTATGCAGCCGAATGTCCGGAATGCCGGGAGCGGGCATAATAGGAAGGTTGGCGCCAATGAACTGTCGCACCCAGTTGAAGTTGGCGGCGCTCTCCGGACTACAACCCAATATGTCCCCCCTTCCGTCTCTTGTTGGAATCATCCAGCTTTAGGGCTAGGTGTACACAATGGCTGACCAGGCAGTGTTATCCGTTCCGTGGCGATGTGCGCGAGGATAGCGCGGAGCTACCTCAGACGTTTTGTCTAGTTGAGTGCCTTCGTGCAGCCAAGGCATCAGTATTTCGGGAATTGAAGCTTCTTGAGATGAACTGAAGACAATCTTGCTCAATTCGTCGGACAAAAAATTTCTATATTTCAAAGCTATTTCAAATAGTTATCTGGTTCCTTCGTCAAAGGCTTAATTCCTTGCAGCGCCGTCACCCTTCAAGGGTGTCGCCAACAGCGCCGAATTGGGGTATTCATTTTGGCATGATGAGAACAGTTGCAGCGACGCACTGTTGACCGCAAGCGATGCCTTAAACCGCTTATCGCCTTTCAAGGTTCCACCGGAAATTTCAAGCATGTCCAATGCCGACAAGCCCGTCGCGCAGCGCAAGCCGCGTGTGCGTCGACGCAAGGCCGTTCCGGCCGGCGATACGCCGCTAGACTACATGTTGAAGGTGATGCGCGACGATGAGGCAGATCAGAAGCGGCGGGATGAAATGGCGAAGATCGCAGCATCCTATGTTCACCAGAAGCCGAGCGAACGCCCGGGAACTGGGGCCAAGGGGAGCCGGGGTTTCACCATCGACTTAACCAATGCCACGGATGAGCAGCTTGCAACACTCGAATCCCTCTTCGGTCCGCTTGCCGGATCCGGCGACGATGATGGCGGCGATCCAAGAGGAGAAGGCGAAGCGGACAGCTGAGCGCGAGCGGGCCGAGCGTAACAGGCAGATCACTGCGGATGCCGAGCGGATTCGCGCCAATTGCCAATCGCTGACCGGCTTCGTCCGAGAAGCCTGGCATGTCGTTGAGCCATCCGCCGACTATGTCCATGGCTGGCACATCGATGCAATCTGCCGGCATCTTGAAGCCGTGAGTTCTGGCGAGATCACGCGGTTGCTGATCAATGTACCGCCGGGCACGATGAAATCACTTCTCTGCGGCGTCTTCTGGCCGGCATGGGAATGGGGGCCGAAAGGCAAGCCGCAGCTGCGTTATCTCGGTGCGTCCGAATGGTATCAGGCGCTCTGGGGTGATCGCGTCAAACTGACGAGAACCAGCGAGATGGCCTTTGCCAATACCCGCACCGGCTTTCGTCAAGGCGTGCCCTTTTCAAGGCTGACCGGCGGTCGCGGCGACCGGGTGATCATCGACGATCCTCATTCGGTCGATGGTGCGGAATCCGAAGCGGAGCGTCTGTCGACAGTTCGCACATTTCGCGAGTCCGTGCCGACGCGGCTGAACGACCCTCAGCGCTCGGCGATCGTCGTGGTGATGCAGCGATTGCATGAGGCAGATGTGTCCGGCACCATCCTGGCGCTTGGGCTCGGTTACGAACACCTGATGCTGCCCATGGAATTCGAACCCGAGCGCGGCTGTCGGACATCGATTGGATTTATCGATCCGAGAACGGAAGAGGGCGAGCTGCTCTTCCCGCAACGCTTTCCGCGAGTGGTCGTGGAGCGGGACAAGATACCGCTTGGATCATATGCGGTTGCCGGGCAGTTTCAGCAGCGTCCTTCGCCGCGCTCGGGCGGCCTGTTTCAGCGCGGCGACTTTGAAATCGTCGAGGCGATGCCTGCTGGCGCAAAGCGCTGCCGGGCCTGGGATTTTGCTGCGTCGAAGGAGCGCCCAGGCCGTCAGCCGGACTGGACTGTCGGCCTGCGCATGGCGTGGGCCGATGGCGTCTTTTATGTCGAGACCATCGCTCGCGGGCGCTGGTCGCCGGCCGAGGTGGAACGCAACCTGAAAAACATGGCGTCGCAGGATGGGCCAACGGTGACGATCCGCATGCCACAAGATCCGGGTGCGGCGGGGAAGGCCGATGCGGAAACGAAGATCAAGCTGCTGGTCGGTTTTCCGATCAGAGTTCTATCGGCGACCGGTGACAAGGCGACGCGTGCGAAGCCGGCATCGGCGCAGGCGGAAGCCGGAAACGTCAAACTGCTGCGTGGAGACTGGAACGAAGCATTTCTGGATGAGATCTGCGCCTTTCCGAACGGGCAGTTCGACGACCAGGTCGATGCTTTTGCCGATGCTCTGAATGAGCTTGCGTTGAGTTCCTCCTTCAGCTTCACGAATTTCTAGGCTCGCTGGCACGGGCCTTTCATCACATCGATATCAAAGGACAATCCATGGGGCAGATATTCTCGATGGTTCGCGACGGACTGGTGAGCCTTGCGTCCCGCATGGGGACGGAAAGGGACAAGGCGGCTTCGGTTTTCTATGCGCAACCGATCCTGGCAGACGAGCAGATTATCGCCGCTTATCGCGGCTCCTGGCTGCCGCGAAAGATCATAGACATTCCGGCACTGGATAGTTGCCGGAAGTGGCGAAACTGGCAAGCGGCGGCCGATCAAATCGGATTGATCGAAGCAGAGGAGCGCCGGCTCAATCTGCGCGGCAAGGTGCTGGAGGCGTCCACGAAAGCACGCCTCTTCGGTGGTGCTGCCTTGTTCATCGGGACGGATGATTCCGATCTAGCAATGCCTCTTGATTTGGAGGCAGTTCGCAAGGGCGGTCTGAGGCACCTGACCGTATTGACGCGGCGGCAGCTGGCCGCTGGGGACATGGACGGCGATCCGGCTTCGGAATGGTATGGCAAACCGAAATTCTACACACTGACTGGCGCAAACGGGACCCAGGTTGTTATCCATCCGTCGCGATTGGTCATCTTCAAGGGCGCCATGACGCCGAATGAAGATTTTGGCGGAATGGGCAATCATGCCTGGGGCGAAAGCGTGCTCGCCGCGACATTCGATGCGATCAAGAATGCGGATAGCACGGCAGCCAATATCGCCAGCCTCGTCTTCGAGGCGAAGATCGATATCATTAGGGTACCGCAGTTTTCCGCCAATATCGGCAATCCGGCCTACGAGGATGCTGTGCTGCGCCGCTATACGCTCGCCAATGCCATCAAGGGCGTCAACGGAACGCTGATCCTCGATGCTGAGGAGGAATACGAGAGCAAGAGCGCGCCGCTTTCTGGCCTCACCGACATCCTTATGGCTTTCATGCAGATCGTCGCCGGCGCCGCCGATATCCCGGTAACGCGATTGCTGGGTCAATCACCCGCCGGTATGAACGCTACCGGCGCTGCCGACATGAAGAACTATCACGACCGGATCCAGGCGATCCAGGAGCTCGACTATACGCCCGCAATGGTGCGGCTCGACGAGTGCCTTATTCGCTCTGCGACCGGTGCTTGCGATCCGGCTATCTATTCCACCTGGGCGCCTTTGGAGCAGATGAGCGAAAAGGAGCGTGCGGACATCTTCAAGACGAAGGCGGACGCGGCACGCGCGTTGTTCGGGTCTGCAGCGGGTCAGGAGATCATCGGGCGACAAGCGCTCTGTGAAGCACTGGTGAATGCTTTCGTCGAGGACGGATCGCTACCCGGATTGGAGGCGGCGATGAAAACGCCTGATCAATCGGAAAAGACCAATCAGCCCAACCCGGCTTCCGCTTCGACCAACTGACTCAATGCTGTGTCCGCGCAGCCGACGGCAAACCCAGCTTCGGCATAGGCCGCAACTTCCCACTCTAAACCTCAGTCGGCTCCGACCAGGAGAAACCCCAAGATGAATTTCACTGACATTGTCACTGTCGCGGGAACGCGACGGACCGGGGACGGCTATCTTGTCGCCGATGCCCGGATCGCCCGGACGGGCATTCAAAGCTACAGCGGCGTCGAGATCGGCAGACCCGAGATGCATGCCGTGCGAATCTACCGGCCTGGAGCCGAGGTCTTTTCCGACGATACGTTGAAAAGCGCCGCTCACCGACCGGTGACAAACGAACATCCGCCGGAAATGGTCACGTCGGAGAACTGGAAGAAGTACTCGGTCGGCCAGACTGGTGACGAGATCGCCGGGGAAGGTATTTTTCTCCGCGTGCCGCTGATGGTTAGCGACGAAGCGGCCATTCAGGACATCGAAAGCGGTAAGCAGGAGCTATCGGCCGGCTATGTCTGTGAGGTCGATTTTACCCCGGGCGTGACACCTTTAGGCGAAGCCTATGACGCC